ACCTGCCCGGCAGCAAAGCCAAGGGCGGTTCTGGCGGCACACTGGGCGTGACTTACGCATCCGGCGAGTCTGCAAAGTTCGACATCACTACTGATCTTTTAGAAGTAGTGAAGGACATGCGCAAGCGTAACGTCCCGACTTTTGCTGATGGCTACTACCGCTGCATTGTGGATCCCACCGCAATGATGCATCTGCGTCAGAACTCTGACTTCCGCGAGATTGCTCGCTATCCGGGTCAAGGCATGATTAACCCCATGCAACCCAACGCAGCACCTAACGCCAACTTCTATCAAGGCATGGGTCCTGCTTACGGCCAAGCTGGTTTTGTTGCCGGCCAACCCGTTATGCCAACTGGCTTCCTTTTCGAAGGTGTCCGGTGGTTTGAGTCCACCAACCTGCCTGAAACAACCTACAACCTGATCATCACTGATAAGGCTGCTGGCGCTGCTGATTACACAGCATCTCAGTTAATCTTCTTCGGTCCTCAGGCTGTCGGCGTCGGCATCGGTGGTAACAACGCTCAGATCCTGTTGAACAACAACGATGACTTCTCTCGTTTCATCATCATGATCTGGTCTCTGTTTGCCGGTTTTGAAGTTCTGAATAAGGACTTCATCACGGTTGGTTACTCTTTCGTTTACTGATAGGAGGTAACTAACAATGTCCGTGATTTTTCCTGGTAATTACGTAGCCGACCTCAACGCATACCGCGAACAGGGTGTTTATGCGACCCCTGGTGTTGAGTTCTATCAAGTGCGCGGCGTGGCCCTGGTAACAGCAAACCTGACTGGTGGTGGCACACTGTCCCCTCAGATTCTGTCTCCTGACCTGCGCCAAGACGATAAGCCCCGTCTCGACAAGGCATTTAAAGTGCCTGCCGGCTCGACTGTTTATCGTACAGCTATCAACGTCGTGAACCTCAAAGCTTCCGGTACTGATACTGTTCGTGTTGATGGTTTAACGACCACAACCAACACTGAAGCTACTCTGACAGCTGCTTCCGGTGTATTCCCCGCTGCTGGTGCAACAACCAGCTTCGACTTCGGTACTACCAAGTCCGTCGAATCTAGCGAGATCACCATTACCGCCCCTTACTCCGGTGCGTTGACTATCGATAATCCCGATGATCAAGCATACGTGATTGTTGAGGTGTGCTACTTCAAGAATGCTGCAGCCCCAGTTGCTGATGACTGCAATGTTCCTTATAAGGTTGAAGCCGGTTCAGGCACCTGATCGTTCAACTGATAACAATCAAACGCCCTCTTGGGGGCGTTTTTTTGTGCCTATAATATTAGGGAAGACAAGAATAGATTATGTCAAACTTATTTCAAGACTCAAAAACAGGTAAATTAGTTGAGTTTATCAATAAGCACGATAAAGAATATGCAATGGTACGTGATGCTGGGGGCAATATTACGTATGTAGGAATTGATCAGTTAGTTCCCTACGACCGCGAAAAAGGTCGGTTAGCCAAAGTAGCAGCGCCTCAAATTGCACCAGAACCTGAAGAGCAACTGCCCACAACTGTCGTCCCTATTGAAGATGCACGTTTAAATCTTAATACGGCTCCTGCAGAACAAATTGCAAAACGTTTGCCAGGTGTTGGTTATGCAACTGCAAAACGGATTGTTGAATTACGCATGTCATTATCAGGTGAGCGATTTGCAAATTTATCACAGCTAGAAAATATTCCACGAGTTAACTGGGAACAATTAATTGAAGAGGATTTGATTTTTATTAGTTAAACTAGTACTAGTATTATCAAAAGAGATAGATGCTCACTATTGAAGAAGCACTGCTATTTCAAGCTGTAAAAGACGAAGAGGATAGCGAAGCGGCGATTCAGCAAGCTGCAGTAGCAGGCGGTTTAGGAGGTGCTGGAATCGGTGTGCTGGGTGGCACAGTTCCTCATTCAATTGGAAATACAATTAATAGAGTAAAAGATGGATTAGCAGCTAAACAAGGTTTATCTCCAAGAGTTCCATATGGCACACGTTTAAAGCCGGGGTGGAGAATGACAGGTGGTTTGACAGGTTTAATTTTAGGTGGAGGACTTGGAGCTGGAACTGCTGCGTTAATGAAAAAAGATTCAGAAGCAGGGCAAGTGTTAGCAAGCATTCAAGCTAATGGTGGCCAAGTAAGTGCTGATGATGCTCGACGTTTGGAAATGATATTGGGTGATATCTACAATAATCCTTCTCAGGTAGTGTAATGGAACTAAACGAATACGATAAATCACGAGTTAGATTCCATTTAGGTTTTAATGTTGGTGCGCAAATCCCTGCTGGTGATCGGTCAAGACTCGAAGAAGCGTTATCGTTAATTCCAGATGAATACTGGCTTGAGCAAGTAAATTACCATATTCAACGATGTGACAATGCTTGGAAAGTAAGTGCATATTTTCCAGATGATATTTTAGATCCAAATGGGACTGGGGTTGTCAATTTTTCACGTCAAGAAGTTATTTCAGGTGACGTTCAAAGAACCATCAATACGTCTGATCCACTTAAGGGCGACGAATACTATCGTGAGATTTATTTGCGTGAATGTGATCGATTAGCTGAAACATTATACGTACCAAATTATCGGCGTCCTGAAGTTAGACGTTATGCCTTCGAAAGATCTGGAGCAGAATTTATTATGGCAATCCCGGGTCCAGCAGATACAGCTGTCGGATCACGTATTCAACTAAATCAAAGTTGGAGATAACTGTAGAATAGATTTAGATAATTACAGATAGTACTATGTATCCTGTACAGGGAGGAACCCAGAAGATCACCATCAATAAACCGGATCCTCGTGAGTATGAAGCTATGCGAGCTATGCAAGAACGAGAGGCAATTAAACAACTTCCCGAAGCTGTATCACGGACACGTACAAAGTATGGTGCTGTAACTACCCTCGAAAAAGACATTAAAGATCCAAATTTTTCTCAAGGATCTTCAGCCGCAAACGCACCAGTAACACCTGAAACAACTGGAAGGATTGGTAATGGAATTGCCACGTCATCAACAGTTGTTCCTGACCAAGATCCAGACAAAGTGCAGATGGATGCAATCATGAATGAAAAGCATCGGCGTCGTCTAGATATTATCGCTAGAGCAGCAAGTAATGCTGACGATAGCAACAACAATCGTCAACAAACAATGAGGGCTTGATCATGGCAAAAAGCAAACTTCAAAATGCAATGATTCTTGACGAGAATCGTTTTAAACTTGCAAAACAAATGCCTGTTGTTCAAGGTGGTCCTATGAACAACAACCCAATGAACGTAACTAGTATTCAAACGGATAGTGGTAGTTTAAGTGGATTTTCTCAATATCCTTACGGAGATATGGGTGTAGCTGGTTTAGCTGGTGTAGGAACAAATGCTGTGTTTCCCGTAGAAAGGTCAAAATTACCCGGTAATACACCAATGGGCAGACGGCTAAATAATAAAGCCCCTTATGGTCTACAACAGCAGCCGTCAACACAAATGGCAGATGCATTAGAAGGTTCACGTCTTGCTAACGATGCATCTAACCGTGGTTTATTTACTAACATGGCAATGGGTCCAGTAGGTTCTCAAGCAATTGTTCCTGGTCAATTCCCTGGAAACATGCCAAATACTAGTGGCCCATTCATGCAGCAATTTATGCCTACAGCATCAGTCGATCCAATGACGCCAGGTGCTAATAAAACAGTTATTAAAAAGAAATCTAGTAAAAACAAAGGTAAAGCATAATGGCATCTACAGCAACAAACAAACAACCACTGTTGATTGATCGTGTATTTCATACCACAGTGGCAGGAAATACCCTAACGTCAGGATCCGCATCATCTTTAGACATTCTTGGAACTAATGAATCGAAAGTTTTGATGAACTGCTCTCAAAATGATGGTGGAATCATTGAAGATTTGTATGTATTAGCACGAAGCACAACTGCTTATAAAGCATTGTTCTACTTCAGCACAAGTATCGACTACCTTCGTCCTACAGAAGCTACGTATGTCGGACAACTTACAAGTTCAACTACAGCAGGTACAAAAACATCATCTGCTGATTTGCCAAAAGTATTAGCGCCTTTGCCTGGAGCTGGCAGTAGTTCACAAGTTACTGCATTGTACGTACCTAAAGGAACAGTTCTCTGGTGCTCACTGCAGCTTGCAGCACCTGCTAATTCTGCCGACACACCAATCATTGGAGCTCAAGGCGGATTCTACTAATGCCTAGAAAGCAAAATGGCTTTGGTTCAGCATCGTCATTTGCCTTTAACAAAGTCAACAATAAAGTAAGCCAAGGTAAAAGACCAGGAGCTGCTGGTTATTATCCAAGTGATCGACAATTTGGAACTAGTGTTCATCGCTCTGTCATTGAGCAATATGATCTGGATAGTAAATGGGTGCGTTGGAGAAAAGGATTAGAGTTTTACTATCAAGCCGCTTGGAATCGGCTTCAGAGGAAAAATCCAAACTATGATCCCTACGATCCCACCAGTAAAGAGATCATAGATTTAGATATTAATGCAAAGCTTTATCAAGGTACAGCTGGTGAAATTGATGTAAAATTCGATGGTTACAGATTTGCGACTAAAAACTCAGACACAGCCAATCACTATGTAATTAAAAGAACCCCTGTTAATCCACTGTCTTTAGGTGTTGTATCATCTGTTCTTAATAATCAAAATACATATTCAGATAATTTTGAAAGTGGCGAAGTCTGGGCACGCGTAACTCCATCAACACAATCATTTATGTTGCGCAATATGATTGGTGAACGCATTACTGATGGAGTCAGTGAAGCATCAATCGCTAATGTACTCACACAAAATGAAAAACCATCTATCTATACAGGCAAAACTCTAGATCCTGACCATCAATCTACAGTAAAAATTACTGTAAGTAAAGCGTCCTTATTAGCATCAAGCCATGTCATTGCTAATGGTGGTGATATAAATAGTATTATTGGTGAACTTGGTTATGTCAAAGATTTTTATATTGAACAGCCTATTACTTCAGCATTCACCTTTGAGGATGTAAGCAATTATAGTGCAGCAACAGGCAATCAAGATTACTTTACTGTTGATGCTATTTTTACAAAAACTGGAGTAAGTTTTGACATCCTTGATCAAGATAATGAGTTTCCGCCAACACTAATTGATATTTCAACATTAACAAGTCTGTTTACAACTGCTAATGCGGATATAGAAATATCAGGCAAGTATTTCTACAACAAAGAGCTTTATCAACGTTTCTTTGGGCAAAAATATTTGACAGCAAATGTTGTCCGATCAGAGGTAACTACAGCATCTTTTGTGGTATTCCCTTTTACAATATTATCCATCAAAGAAGTGGGAAGCAATGTTGAAATTACATCGGTTCCATTTTTAGGAGAATGTAAGTTATTTGCACCTTTAGGCAGTCATTCAACTATTATTTTTAACGACAAAAGTTTTGCAAAAACAGAAATTGATACAGATGCTGCAGGTAATTACTACCACGAAGACGTGAGAGACAAAAATGGGAACTCTTTACCTCAATGGACCATTATCGACACTGATGTTGATCCATGGGCACAGACTGTCTTCAGCTCGGGGCAAGGACTTGTCCCTGCTGTGATTTATGCCTGTAGTTGTCCAGCTCATTCCCATGCTCAGTTACGGATGCCTCAAGCGACAGAGAGTGACGAAAAACGTAAGCTCAACAGACAACAGACGGTTTCCACTTCCGACTGCATTAGGACTTGATCGATTTAACGAAGGAGCTTTAACTCAAATTGGAGGCATAGTTCAATCATGG